CTGTAATGACACCTACTCTTTTGCAACAGAAAATCCCGCTGTTGTGATTGGATGTTCCAGTTTGATAGCAAGTGGTTTTGCTACTGGAATTACAGCTGCTGTTGGAGATTCAGAGGATGTTGCTATGGTTGGAGTTATTTCAACTGCTCTCTCTGGATCTTTGGCCGCTTCTGCTTTTATATCGAATCGTCAAGGTGTTGATATGACATCCTATGCGAATGTTGCAACTTTGGCTGGTACCGTTCTTGGGTCCGCTGCTTTTATGTTGACAATCCGTGAAATCGTTAAGCGAACAAAGGCTTATATTGATGAGTGTGAGAACCCTTTGGTTCCTGAAGCAAAAGAAGCCCCAACCAGTTTGGGACTTGTTTCTGAACTGGCATGTCGAGTTGGTGTTTTTGCTGCACTTATTGGTCTTGTTTGTGGTGATGTTAAAGGATTGCGAAGCGTTGTGTCCGCATGGCGTGATATTCGTTGGAGTTTTGAAGAACTCGGAAAAGTCTATCATGAAAGCGATCTGAATGTTCTTGGTGTTAAAGATATGGAAGATGAAATTAAGGAAGCTGAGGAGAACAAACCCAATGATGGTCTCCTAGAAGCATCCACTATTGCTCTTTACCGTGTTATTGAAACCGCTAAGAAAAATGCGATTGCACGAAAAGCTCTAGCTAATGCCTGTGAAAATCTTGTTGATGATAATGATTCTGAGAATTTCTTTGGTTATTACCCCATTGCTAAACATGGGGGTTTAAATGCTGAGGCTGATGAAATGAATGCTGATCACTTTAATGCTTTTGTTGCTTGTGAGCGTGTGGCTTGGCTTGATGGCCCTGCTCTCTCAGATATGAAGGCCCTAGTTAAAGCTGGACTTGTTATTTGTTTGAATGACGAGACTGCTGAATACTTTGGTACTGATGAAGCCAGATTATGGCCCAAACAGAAGAAATGTTGTGTGATGTTCATGAGTGCTACTAAGATTGAACCCGTCATGGAATCTAAGCTCCTCTCAATTGCGAAGATGGGTGAGAAGATTCAAACGTACGTTAAGGAAAATAAAACTCAATGTATTGTAGGTGGATTTGTTTTTGCATCTATTTGCACTGCTGCAATTGCTGGTCTCCTTTATCAGTATAATGATAAGGTGAAGATAGCTGTTGCTGGAACAGTGTGTGAGATTGCCACCCCTATGATTGAGTATAAGGCTCCTTGGAAGCGAAACCCTAAGAATGAGGCGGGTGTCGAATACACCGACGCTGAGATGAAAGTTTTTAGAGAAGATGGAACTCTACCCCCTCTTGATAGTGGTGTTAGTCAGAGTCGTCCTTCTTTTGGTTTTGTGTCCCTTCCTATTGCAAGTTATGACAATGTGCTTAAGAACACTAGTTTTCG